TTTTTTATGCCTTTTTTTCATTTCATCTCAAAAACTACTTGCCCCCCCCCCCATTTTTTTTGTATAATATAAAATAGCTTGATAAGGAGGCTAAAAAATATGAAACTAAAACTATTCATTATTACGCTCATCGCTATTTCCTTCGCGGTGACAGGACTGCTCGGCGGATGCGGAGGCAAAAAGAAAAACACCGCGGATGAACCGCGGGATGACACTATTTGCGCTGAGGTTTTTCATGGCGGCGCGATGACAGACAGCAGCAAAAATAAATGGGGTTACACAAATGATGGTAAAAGTGTATGTGCCGGCTATTCAACAGATAATAACCTCATATGGTTAGCTGTTTGCAGAGACATGCCGGACGGTTGTATATCAGTTGATACCCTGTATGTATTATCAATCCCCGGAAACAGTCAATTACTGCAGTGCTATGATATAGCATTAGATCATAAGATTGATTTTACAGCTACATCTTCTAAGAGTAATATCGCTAAGTTGACACAGTTAGACAGCGAAACTTGGTCTACCACATCATATAACACTACCGGCGAATCAACGATAAATATAAAAACCGCGGACGGTAGAAAGACCTGGTTTAAAGTTAAAGTTGTTGATGATATGAACGATGCGCCGACATTCACTACGGGTACGGGCTTGTAAAACTTTTTAATCAGTAAGATATGTTTTTGTTCGTTTTCTTGTGGGAGATTAGTCAAGGCTAAGCAAGGTGTGTTTTAATACTCCGATGCTGACGACTTGGCTAAAGCAAGTTCACTTGCGCTCTCACCTAGAAAACGGACAAAAACACGTCTAAATCATGTCTTATCTGTTCTTTAGCCGGTAAATGTTTACCACCGTACATCAGTTCAAACTCGGCTCTGCCAAGCATAGGCTGAGCGTCAACCCAACCCGAACCCCCGCGTTTTCGGTGTCCGTACTCAACGTAAGGGGCATACTCAGTAGCGTTAAAGACTTTACCCACAGCTTCGCCGCGTCCTGTCATTTGCGCAGGGAGTCCACGCCAGCCATTGCGAAGTATTCCCGTATCAACAGGTGTAGCCTCTTTCGCGGTAGCAAGGCTTTGCCGTACAAGCCTTGTAACTTCTAAACGTATAAAAGCGCTTACCTTGTCGTATGGCAACTTTTCAAGCCGTTTTCTAAAAGCTGTAAGCTCGCTAAAGTCAAATGATAGTGTATTGTTCAGGCTATCCGTCATATCGTCCGCTCCGGTATTTCTAAGTATATTTGTTGATGGTATGATGGATACGATTGCGCTTCGCCTGTGCGTTTGTATTCGGTAGTTATGCCGTCCTCGGTGTAGATAATCTTTGACCCGGCAGGGATATCAAACTCTTTGGATATTAAAAGCTCTATCCTTTGTTCAGCAGTGTTTCGAAGGTCATTCATCACAGAAACAGGTGAGTTTTTATATACGCGTTTGCATTTTACGCCCTCGTATTTTAAAACCCACGCCGTTTCCATACGTTTATTGTCAGGGTTTTCTGTAGTCCCCTCAACCATGACATCACAAACTCCAAACCAAAACTTTTCAACTATATTCTTTGTTAAACCTAATTTCATTTTCCGTCCGTTTTGGGATGTAGAATCGGCTGAAGCCTTGAACGAGTCTTTCGATTTCGGAGTATTCACGATACACCTCATCTTATCTCGCCCATTATACATCCCAAAATGAACGAAAAAAAAACTCTTGTTTTATACTTAGTTAAACTTTAAAATGCTTTACGATTGGTGATGTTTTCATTGCTCACGGCGTACGCTTTAAAAATCGCGCGGCAAGTCATTCCCAAACATTTTGACTGTACTCCGTTCGTTCCATACTATGCCTATATATAAAAAATAGTTTTCATCCGCTTTCTACCAAAGCAACTAAAAGTAAGATTGGTTTTAGTCCATTTTAGGATGTAGATTAGGCAAATCAAGACGAAGCTGTGCTCTGCACTGCGAGACGAAGACTTTGGCTAAAGGCTTTAGCCGGTCTACGCCTAAAATGGGCAAAAACTACCAAATCATAACCCTGTATAGCCCCATCAATCGTGTACGCCCTTTTGTCAAACTGCCCACCAGCTCGTCAAAACGCTCTTCAGCGGACTTAACATTACCGCCGCCCCAGTCTGCTCTGATATCGCCCTCGACTAAAGATTTTAAAGGCGCTTCGTTTAGGTCTATATCACCTATCTTTGTAAGAGCGCCGGAACCCTTCTTATTAATTAAAAACTCGGCTATTATCCAGTCTATTATCGGATACTTTAAACCGTCGGGGACTGCTCCGCCGCATTCACTCTTTACATAGTCTATTTCTTTACTTAGTATAAAGTTAAGCGTGAAGCTGTCCCCGTCAGTCATTTCATAACCTAAACCTTTTAATCTCTCAATTATCAACTCAAGCATTTTTTTTCGTCCATTTAAGGCGTAGACCGCAGCGAGCTGCTTTGAACGAATCTTCGCCTTCGCAGTGTTAAAACACAGCTTGTCTTGTTTCGTCCAATCTACATCCTTAAATGGACGAAAAATTATTAATCTTTGTTTTGTCTTTTGTGAATATTTTTATTTTTTACAGTTGGCGATGCTATGAATGCTAAAGGCGTGCGTTTCATTTATCGTTTCGCGAGATGTTCCCGAACGTTAAAACTAAACTCCGTTTGTTCCATGCTCTGCACGGCATGTGGAAATTAAAAAAAAATCCCGTCCGCTTTCCGCCAAAATAACTAAAAATAAGATATGTTTTTGTTCGTTTTGAGTGAGAGATTAGTCAAGACTAAGCAAGGTGTGCTCTGCACTCCGAAGCTGACGACTTGGCTAAAGCAAGTTCACTTGCGGTCTCACCTCAAAACGGACAAAAACTACCCTTTGGATATAATTCGGGTGATCATGATTGCCTGATGGTCATAGTACGATTTATCGGTAGCGTGGCTATCATTAACGAGGGACCAGCGGTTAGCGTCGCCAAGTTCAGCATTAGTCGGTGAAAGGCTGGCTATACCGGCGTTATCAAACGATATACCGCGCGGAGCGAATACCTTACGCTGACGGCTGTAAAGTGTATCTTCACCGCCGTTTTTAGCAGGGTTTCTGTCCATCTCATACGGCACTTTAGCGCCGATATTCTCATAGAAGAACGCGCCTTCGCCAAATACGTATGTGGTATATTCACCGCCGTCTACCGGCATACTGTCGTCAACAACAACAGTTCTGCCGTTCCATGTGGCCATAGTTAGGTCACGCATAACGTTTTGCTGATCAGTGTATTTCATATAATCAAGCAAGCGCAGGTTCTCGAGGTTTGTAGCTACAGCGGAATGCATTATAGCGAATGTAAAGCCGTTCTTATTAGCTCCGCTCGCCTGCTGTATCGCGCTGTTTAGAGTTGTCGGCCCTACTTTGTTATTTACACCTGCTAAACCGCTTATATCAAAAGTATGCTTTGTAACAAACTCTTCTAAACCGTTAGGGCTCGACGGGGTACCGTAAATACCGCCTAATATCTTAAGCAAAATATCTTGATTTACTGTATCCCAGTAATGTGCAACCTGTCTCGCGACATTACCCATAAAGTCAACGTTACCGGTAATGTCATATGAAAAGTCTTTTTCAGTCCAAGCGTCAGCTCTACCGGTCACTATAACGCCCTGCGTATAAGTATTGCTGCTCTGGGACTCAATATCGGTAATACCGTCATAGTTTTGCGTATCGCCGTTTATGAGACCGTAAAGCGGTATAGTACCAAACGCTGTACCTGTCTGAGAACTGAACATAGCTCTTATATCGGGATTGCCGACTAAAGCTCTTGAGCGCAAAAGCTCATTAGTTCTAAGCTGCGGTACTGTTTCTACGTATTTCCCGAATGCTTCGGGGTTAAATGCTTTGGCATCGAATTGTGTTGCTGCCATAATTTTTTATCTCCTTTTTGTTGGAGCTATAGACTGTTACTTGCAAACGCTTTTTCAAAGTCAATATAGCTCATATTTCCGTCGGGTTGCACTGTCGGAGCTGTCGGCTCTGAACCCTGTCCGGGCTTAAATCCCGCAATCTCCATAGGTTTACCCTCATCTTTTTTGAAGCAGAAACTAAACTGTTCGTTGGTCTTTATCTCCTTTACCTTGTCGTCAAGACCCGAGATATTGCCGTCTTCACCTATTTTAGCGTCTTTTAGAAACTCGGCAAAAGCGTGCTTTGTTATATCAACATTGATAGCGCCCTCTTTTATTAACGCTTGTGAGAGCAGGTTATCTTTTTTAAGATCAATAACTGAAGTTTCATAATCTTCCGCTGTCTTCTTGTTTTCAGCTTGAAGCTTCTCTATCTCCGCTTTAAACTCTTCAACGCTCTCCGCTTTTTTCTGCAGTTCTTCCAAACCTTTCAACTGTTCGTCACGTAACCTTAACTGCTCTTGCAGTCCGTTCTTTTCGTCTACCATTTCTTTAAAACGAAAGTAAGGCACTGTGTCGGGTGTTTTGTTTCCGTCCAGAGGCTCTTGCGGTGTCTGCGGCACTTGCTCCGCGTTTGTTTTCTGTTCTTCACTCATCTTCTTTAATCTCCTAACGCTGATATTTTACGTGGGGCGTTCCCACGTTAGATTATATTAGTACGTTTAACGCCTGTACTCCGGGCATTAAAAAACCGCCTGTTACAGCGGTCTAATTCTCCTATCAAAAAAGCGCCTAAGCTAATGCTTGAGACGCTTTGAATATCATAAAATTTAATCGAATAAAAACTAACAACTACACTATTCTTTATTTGACACCAACAATGCTATTAATGCACGAAGACCTGACAAAAAAAGCGAGAGCCCCAATATCAACAAAAATATAGATATGACTTGTATAGCTGTTTGAAAAGTTTTATACTTCATTATATTGGCGAGTATATATATATCAAACACCATTAAAACAGATGATACTACTAAATAATAAGAAGATCTAAGCAATATGCGAAACATCATTAGATCGCCTCTTACACGTATTAATGCTTTCCATTTTTTATTGCCCGGCATTGAAAGAAGTAGTGAAACTGCTGCTAATTCAAATCCTGCAATCGTAGATGACAGCATAACTATTTGCATGTCTATCAATCTTGTAAATACATATATCGGAAATACGTCAAACTTAAATACAAGAATAGCAAACAGCAAACAAATAATGACGCATAGTGCTACATGAGTTACTATTGAATAGTTGTTATGATATAATAATTTTCTAATCACGTCTTTTACCTTTTAAATATAGAATCGTATTTATGTATTGCTTTTTCAAGTTCATCAAACATCTTATTAGATACAACATATTTACTTCGTACGGAAAGCTTATCTACATTAACGGTGTGTATGAACCTTAGATTTAACAAATCAAGAACAACCATCTTGTTTGTTTCAGGGTCTGTTCCTTTTACTTTTAAAGACTCCACCTTATTATTTTTCAATAATTTTTCTAATCGTGAAATCTTCTCTCTCAAAAAACCTTGTGCCTCTTCAATTTGTTTACGTTTAGCCGTGAACTCTATCAAAAAATTGACAGGAGTATCGTTATCGAAATCGTCAAATATAATCTCGTCGTTTAAAGAATTATCTCTTGCTGTTAAGTATTTTATTCCAGGGTTGCTAGCTGACACTTCTATTTTTGTAATTTTATTTAAAGAATTCATCCTTCCATAAATATCAGGATGGAGAACAGGTATCATATTTATATGATAAACTCGCCCGTCAATTTTATGCATGAATGATGACAAATAAAAACTTAGTCTAGTAATATTTGCCCCTCGTATATCCCACTCAGATACTAACATCTTTCTATCAGAGAAATAGCAAAAATGGGCTTGATCAAACAATGTATCATCTTCCAGTAATCCTATTTCTTTTCTTTCACCTTTAGACAGGTTAAACATAGATGGAATATCGTTTATTTTAAGATTAAAAAATTTACCGGCATAAATATGAGAATTATTGCGTTCGCTTTTATCTAAAAAGTAAAAACGATTATCGTCAAAAGGGATTGCTAAATTACGCTGTATTAAATCCTTGTAATTTTCTCCTAGTATTTCATTATGCTTATCAAATAAATTTTCTAATGATACCTCTCGTTGATCGCACTTACATGTTACGTCATAAAAACAAATCTTTCTTTCTTTTTTATGTGTCGCTAAATTATTCATAATATAATCTCCTTTTAAACTATAATTTTATATTATAATCTAAATAACGAAATTATACAAGAGCTTCATTATTCATATACCGAAAGTATCGTATATTTTATCTACTATTTTCTCACAAATCAAACCTATAGCATTTGGCTCGTCGTTAAGCTCTCTACCATCGCTTAAAAAGTAATCCATAGCATCGTCCGATATTTGGATAAGCTCATCCTCGCTATAGTCTTTATTATGGTCTATAGCTATGTTTAGCTTGTTTTGTATTACATCAAGCTCTTCATTATTAAAAACATTTGCTTCTATTTTCATTATATATTCTTCTCGAATTTATTTCAAATGTTTGAATATTATACCCAAGAAAATTTTTCTCGAATTCATTCAAAATATAGTCTATAGCTCGCAATGGTAAATATTTCATTCAACCTCTCTACCACTTATCCGGTGTATTTACCAGCATCTCTTCGAACTCTTCATGCATACGCTCGAGCCTTTCTATAAGTTCGTCAGGGGTGTTTGGGTCTATTATCTCCCAGCGTCCCTCTTTATCGACTATATAAGCCGGATTACCTTTTCCATATAAGAACGCTTCACCATCGTATCTACTCCGTAAATACCCTGTAGCCGTCCATCAACGCACCCGGGTACTGCGTTAAGTCAAGGTTAGATTTAACGTACACTGAATCACCCGGCCAAAAATCATTAAACACATTTATTTCTTCATCATCAAGGGAAAACTCTTGTATTTGATTTCCGTCAAGTACGTCAATTAAAAGTTCGCCTTTAACAATACCGGGCACATTCTCCTCGACCATAAGGCATTGCTCTTTAAAGACTTCACCTGTTTCATCGTATTCGTTTTTAATTAAATATCTATTCATTAGGTATTCCCAGTATTTCATTAACACCTTTATTCGGACGTGTCGCCGACCTTATGGTATATTCGTACGCCTCATGTCTGCTAAACTCTTTATTTTCCATAATGCGCCCCATAAACGTTTTGAAACTTATTATCGGGTCGTCTTTCTCTATTTTTGCCTTAGCCACCTTGTCTTCCATAAGACTTCTTGTTTGCGTTTTATAGGTGTTTCGCAAGTCAAACGCTTGTTGCGCTTGCCCTCTTAAAGTTTTTGACGGGTCTACAAAACTCCCAATGTCTTTTACCTTCGCATCATACCATAAACGTGCTTCATAATTAGTTAATCTACCTTTAAGATGCGCTATACTCTCAAAGTTTTTACCCGTCAATTCTTGCCGGAAACTGAGGCGAGCATCTTTGAAAATATCCCTCTCTCTATTATACCATTTTTTAGCGTATTCATCAATGGAAGGAAGATTATCTTTGCCTAAAATTGACGCATATTTTTTATAATTTTCGTGATACTCTTTCGGCAGGGCGTCAACTACATACTTCTCTTTCCACTCTTTGTACTTCATATCCCCGGGAACAAAGTAGTTATTACCTTCCGCGTCTCGGGCTATCCTTTCACCGCCTTTAAGCTCTCCGAAATACGGCATTGTCGTACTCCTGCAATTCGGATGAAACGGCGGAGCAGTAGTGCCGATGTTATAGTCTTCTATTCTAAAATGTTCCCCGTCCATATCTTGACATAGTTCACTTGTTTTATTGTCAAGAGTGGCAAGTATCTCGTACTCTTCAACGCCAAGCTCCCTATAGCAGTCGTAATTAGCTCTTGACATGGCAGCGGCTCTCTCGGTATAGATTAGCCTCGCTGCTTGATACCTTGTAACTCCAAACTCTTTTGTTATTTGGGTTATCAGTTTATCGGGCGCTTGCCCGCGTATTATATTCTGTGTAAGGTCACTGTTCAGCCTTAACCTTAAAGCCGCTTGATTTTTCCATATCCTGTCCGAAAACGTCAGCCCATCAGCGTACCACGGCTTTTCTATGGCTTGCTTAACCGCGTAAACGTCAAGAGTTGCGAAAGGCGTGAAATATCCTGCCATTTTCTGCATTTCAAAGGCAACACGATAAAAACTATCGGTATAGACGTCGCCCATCAGCTTACTGAGCGTTGCAACCTCTACCGCCGCCAAATAGTTCGTATGCATAGTTATTTGCGTCTTTAAAGCGTCGATACGGCTTATATGCGCTCTAACACTTGCATTCTCTACCTCTTTGGCAAACCTAACAGAAAGCTCTTTGTCGCTCGCATGTTTTACATACTCTTCAACCGTCCACTTAAACTCTTTTAATTCATCAGCGGTAAGTAGCTTCCTGGCCTGTAGTATAGCCTCACCGCCTGTCAGACCGTTGTTTAAAGATAACCGCTCATACCAGTAAAGAAGCTCTCGGTTTAAGTCGTGCAATGTCCGAGTGTATTCACGGCGAAGCTCTAAGATAACCTCGTCCGCTGAACGCTTGGAAAGCTCTTCTATAAGCAAAAAGCGGTCTGCCCAGTAGCTATTCGTTATCGTCTTCTTGCTTGCCATGTTTTAAATTTCCCCTCACTGCCAAATCAACAGAAAAAAAGCGTTAAAACTTTAATCAGCAGGATTAGTTTTTGTTCGTTTTAGGATGTAGATTGGGCTAAACTAAGCGAGGTGTGCTCTGAACTCCGAATGCTGACGGTTAGTCCAAAGCAGCTTCGCTGCGGTCTTCGCCTAAAACGGGCGAAAACATTTCACTGTTTTCTGTTTGCTCTTTAAGCTCTTGCTCTAAAAGCTCTATCTCTTCCTGTACATCGTTTACAAGCGGATGATTAGCGAGTATTGTACGCCTTGATATTATACCGACAGACTTCACAAGGTTGTCTATCTGCTCGCCCATATTAAACATCATATTGCGGTTCAGCTTTACTGTTACGCGCTCTGCATCAAGCTCGCCAAGACCTTTTAGACGCATGTCCATAGCTATGTATTTAAGTACGTTTTTAAAAGACAGCTGAAACTCACGCTCAAGTCCGTCGGTATCTAAATCAATATAAGAATACATAGACTGAATATTCAACTGATTAGGACTTGTGCCCACACGGTCGTCCATAGCGTCAAAGCCGCGTCCGTTCTTTATTACCGCTTTTTTAAGGAGTCTTAAAATAGTATCGTAATTCTCCGAGTTTACGTCAACCTTTAAAGTGTCAACGCCGCCGTTGCCGCCATCTTTATCGGCGTTGACCTTTATTACGCCGTACGCCGCCAGATTGCGCCTAAACTCAGTGAAGTCCGTACCGCCGTAATTTTTAAGCACCAAGACAGTGTTGCGGCCATCTTCCTGCATATTATCCATAAAGTCAGACTGCAAACGGTTAATCGCATCTTGCAAACTCTTTATTTTAGAAATCAATGGCTTTTCTATAGAGTTATACTTAAAAGGAATAACCGGAACAACTCCCCAATTATATTCTTCACCGTCCATAGCGGTCAAGTATGAAGATGTTATACCTCTCTCAACGTCCGGCGTCAATGCGCCGTTTCTGTACTCGTAAAAGTCAACTCGGTCAGGATAATACACCTCTACTTTATCAACGGTTACGGCTTGCGTTCCTTCGTACTGTATTTGCTGATAATGATACACCGCCATCTCCAAAACTGTACGCCTTTCGTCAGCAAAGTAAGGAATAATAGAATACGACCTAAATAGCTTAAATCTTAGCTCTGTGCCCTCATAATACGGAAACCAATACGAGATGCCGCCGTTTAAGAAGTCCGCGCACGTATCACGCATAAGTAGCTGCATTTCAGGAGTTATATACTTCTGCAAGTTCTCTTCTATAACAGCGTCTGTTTCGTTTCGGTCAGCGTAATCAACGATAAAGTCTTTACCAAACGCGTAATTAGTTTTGAGGTCTACAAGCTCAGCATAAACATTATCGAGTATTTTATTGTTCGGTATGCCCGTTATCTCTACAGGCTTTTCATTGCCCATAGGCGCAAGCCGCGTTTTAAGCCTGATATCTTGCTTATCAGCGTAATACTCATTACCGGTAACCATAAGCTGACGCTTTCGGCTTGTACCTAACCATTCACGCAAATCACGCTCTATTATCTGAATATCGGTCATGGTGGCGGAGCTTAACGCTTTTCTTAACAAATCATCCTGTATATTATAATCTATCATCATTTTTCGTCCATTTTGGGCGTATAAACGGCTAAAGCCTTGAACGAGTTTTCGATTTCGGAGTATTCACGATACACCTCATCTTGTCTCGTTTCGCCCAATCTACATCCTAAAATGGACGAAAAAACTCTTTTTACGGTTGGCGATGCTATGGATATTAACGGCGTGTATTTCATTTATCATTTCACGAGATATTACCGAACCGATGATTGTACTTCGTTCGTTCCATGCTCTCTCGCTCTTTTTTTTATTTACTTTTTAAAAATTAATTCTACCTTATCCCATAGGGTAAATCGGAAGGAGTTTTCCGACTGCAGATTGTAAAATGACCTTTCAAACCAAACCTTAATATCAGAAATATTGTTTTTGTTCGCTTTGAGAGGCAGATTAGTTCGGGCTAAGCGAGGTGTGCTCCGCACTCCGAATGCTGACGACCGGACTAAAGCAGCTTTGCTGCGCTCTGCACTCAAAACGGGCGAAAACTATTACCATGTCTCGAAATAATCACGAGCGCAAATCTTTTCACAAACACCGGTGAGAGAGTCTGCCGCGTCATCGTGTTTGTTCTTTCCCTCACGCTGATATTTGCTTAATGCGTCGTAAAACTCAGCCCAGCGGTTGCGCCAATTCTCGGGGAAGTAAATATGCTCCATAACCCAAGTGGCGTTAGATAGTATGCGCGCATTTTTGTTGTTAGACTGATGAAACCACTTTATAACCGTGCGGTTTGAATTATGCTGTTCTTTTAGTATCTTTTCAACGCTTCGGGCAAATCCGCGTCCGCCGTTATTGCTTTCAAAATCCGCTCTGTTTACCGCTGAATTATAAAGCATGGCCGCCACTTTAGGCTCGGTCTCTTCCATCGGGTCTTTAGTGTAAATAACGTCCAGTATATAGGCTTCATCATTGTACACGCCGTAATTTATACTGCATAAAAAGTCGGGGCCTTCGTCCGCTGTGTCTGTATAGTTTCTTATATCCGTAAATGCGGAAGGCAAGGTATCATACGTCTTAAATGAACTATACAGACAGCCTTTTAAGTCTATCGGCTCTTGCTGATAGTTTGCGGAAGCTATATCCGCGCCCATCGCTTTTATCTTATCCGAATAGCTCTCCTTACTCAATATTTCGGGACAGAGCATAGTTCCATCATCTTGTACGGCTTTATGCGTTATATGCCGTATTTTAGCACCTGTATCAGTGTAATGTTTAAGCGCGCGTCCTGCTAAATCCTCCGAATGCCACCGCGTCATCACTATGACTATCTTACCGCCTTCTTCTAAACGGGACAGCATTGTATTGGTGAACCACTCCCAATTCTTTTCAAGGACTAATTCATTATACGCGTCTTCGGCGTTCTTTATCAGGTCGTCAATAATAAGGCACGTTGCGCCAAATCCTGTAGCCGTGCCTGTAGGTGAGGTAGCAAGGTAATTATTATAACCGCCTTCAAGTGACCACATATTCATGGCACCGTCGCCGCGTTTAATCTTTGTATTCGGAAATATATCCGAGTAAACCGCTTTGTATTCGTCTGCTTTAAGCTCTAAAATAGTATTGCGGACGTTCTTTGAAAAGGTGGTGGAGAGCAGCTCGTTATATGAGCCGGTCATTATCTTTATCTGTATGTTTTGCCCGAGAAGCCATTCAACAAAACAGCTTACCGTACGGCTTTTACCGTGACGAGGCGGCATATTTACTATTAAAACCTGGTCATCGCTTTCGTAAAAGTCCTGAAGTTCGTTACATAGGTCTACTAAATACCTGCGGTCACGCTTGTAAAAGTCCGGAGCTTTAAGGTTACAATACTCAAAGAAGTCAAGGCGCGCCGCTTCGAGTTTTAGCTGATATTTTAATTTCTTTGATACCTTCATTACTCATCTTCGTCATCTTCTTCGCATGACGCAAGCAGTCTCTTTATCTCACTTCTTGTTACGCCGTCAAACGGATTTTCAACCGCCATACGACCCGTAACGTCTACTTTTGCAGTGTATTCGCAGGTCATTTTATTTAGCGTATCAATAGCTTTTATGCGGCTGTCTGTGCGTTCATTTTCATCAGAGGCTATACGAGATAACATCTCTTGGCGGTCAGCCGCTGTCAAAATCCGTTCGTTGTTCATTTTTTCTGTCAAAGACAACAAATAATTTATTATATAAGGGTTTTTGAAATGTCTATTTGTTATTGATTTCGCTGTTTTTTCGCTGTATCCGGCTTTTATAGCCGCCTGCATAGCGTTTCCGCTCCCCGCGTAATATTCACAAAATCTCTGTTGTTTTAAATTAAGTTTTTTATTGTTACCAGTAGTATTAGTCATAATCTTTACATACAAAAACACCGCCTCACTTAAACATGATGCAGTGCTCTATTCTTTTAAATCCATTATAACTATACCACAGGTCTATACTTTCATTCAATAGCATTTACTCGCATCTTTTTTATTTTTTACGGTTATCGTTTTTTGTAAAGGTTACGAAGTTAAAATTTTCGATTTTTTTTGAGGATTCAGTAAAACAATCACCAACCATGTAAATTAATTTTTTATATAATATAAGATTGAAATTGTTTTCTTTTAAATCCATTATAACAATATCACAAGTCTACACTCGCATTTTTATAAATATATACTTACGTCATTAATAATACCCTAAACGAAAATCATCTCTGTTTAGGGTATTATTTTTATTGGTAGATAATATATTGCTGTTTTTCAATGTACTTTTTGCAACGCTATTTTATGTTTTCTGTACACTTGACTTTCACTTAAACATACCTCTTCCGCTATGTCTGTCCATTTTTTATGTTGGATGTAGCGCATATTTATTATCAATCTTTCATCGGGATTTTGTATAGCCTCTATTTTATCTTCAATACTTTTTAAAGCAGCGACATACCTTGTCGTTTTTCGCTCTAAATTTTCTTGATATTCAACTATTTTCGCGACTATATCAGACATACGGTCATGCTTTGGGGTTGACTTTAATTTATCTTCATATAAACGAACGCTTTGTAAATTCTCAGCCATTACGCGCAACCTCTTTATCTCTTCAACTGCCGCGTAAATATCTTTTTCAAAACCGACTAAATTGTTTAATTCTTGCCTAAAACTCATATTCTTCTCCTTTTTTTGTCCATTTTGAGGTGGACCGACAAATTCCTTTCTAATAAAAAAATAAATATCTACACAACGAACCTTTTTAAAAAGAGATAAAACGAAACAAGGCGAGCTGCGCTCAAAAGACAGCAGTTAGTTCAACGGCGCTAAAACGTCGGTCTCACCCCAAAATGGACAAAAACTCTAATTGAAGCTTGGAAAACACCATATATCACATTCATCTTTATCTGCTTTTTGTTCTTCTAAAGATCTATATAATTTTCCTTCAAATTCAACACAATTAGCCTCAAAAACTTTTATAAACTCTTTAATCTCAACTATACATTCCCTGCAAATATACAAATTTTCCAAGGTATTTTCAAGGTCTGTTTCAGTTCCGAACAGCCGCTCTTTTTTTAGGTTCTCCGCTTGATGTTTGAGCTGTATCGCCATAGTATAAAGCTCATCGATGTGATCTATAATATCTTTTTCCTTAACCACTTTTATTTCAGTCCTTCACCCTTAGCCACGCTATATATCGCTCGGAGAAAACTTCACAAGCATGCCCTCTAACGGTAGCGAATGGATAAACGCCAAACCTTATACCGGCTCTTAGTTTATGAGCCGGTATACCAAACCTCTTCGATGCTCCTTTAATACTGATAGGCTTTAAATCTTCGTAATTAATGTCGTCATGTTTCATATTATTTATCTCCTTATTGTTTTTAGCGTTATACGCTATTTTTATCGCTTATTTGCGACAAACCGATTAAAAAAATTCATACCTTCCTTTTTATTCAATATTTATATCTATAAATTTTACTAACACGTTATAATTCACACCATTCTCAATCATATTTGCATTCCCATATTATAACCTTTGTGATTGTCGCTTATTTGCGACAACATTATAATACCATCTTTAATATTCTTTGTCAACCCATTTTTCGCTTTTTTGCGATTTTTTTCGAGAATTTACAAATAACGTTGCATTATTGCGAAAAATACGGTATAATATTATTGAAGGATAAAAAGATGAGTATTGGTAAAAGGATAAAACAACGAAGGGAAGAGTTAGGATTATCTGTTGACGATGTAGCAAAACAGTTAGGGAAAAATCGGGCTACCATATATAGATATGAAAATGACGAAATTTCAGGCATGTCCGCGACTATCTTAAAACCGCTGGCGGTAGTTTTAAAAACCATGCCGGCACATCTTATGGGTTGGACTGATAATAACGAAACTAATAACAAAAACAACAGCATCTCGGACACGATAAACTTATCAAAAGAAGCTATTCCCGTAAAACAGATACCTATTTTAGGTTCTATATCAGCAGGCAACCCTTTAATGGTAGCTGATGACGTTATAGGTTGGATAATGTATCCCGACAATGATAATCACGACCATTTCGCTTTATATATAAATGGTGACAGTATGGATGCTGCCGGGCTTAATGATAAAGACCTTATAATCGTTGAGGTTACACCTACAGTAGATAATGGCAATATAGCGGTAGTAAAAGTTAACGGTGATGACGCGACTGTTAAAAGGTTTTATCAAAATGATAATATAGTACAGCTTGTGCCAAATTCTACAAATCCGGAACATCAGCCGCAAGTTTATGATTTAAAACATACACAAATAGATATCGTAGGAAAAGTGATACAAATCACCAGAAATGTAAGATAAAAATTAAAGAAACAAAAATAAAAATAATTAATTTTCTCATACAAAATATCCTCTATAGTTCATTTATAAAAACTTCGTCATCCTGTGTATCAAACACCTTATCTGGTCCGGCAGAGGTTGCTTTTAAGCCGTCTTTTATCACTTCAAATTTTATAGATTTGCCATAAGCATCTTTAAGATTTTCTACCGTATCTACACCTTCTATAATAACAATCCAATTTAGATAAGACCGCAGCTCATCATTATTAACAGGCAGCTCTTTGTCTACAGCAGGTCGCGAGAGCTCAGGCTTTAAGTCTAATGTTACACCGTTCCATATATCATTTTTTTTGATTTCAGCATATGCTGCTTGAGTTTTTTCAAGACCAATTTGTTTGAATGATTCGATGACGCGCTCTTTATCGGATATCTTTAAAGTATACATCTTTAATAACGAAATATTTCTATCGGTTATCGGCACAAGTTCTCTATGCTTATTTACGTTATTAAAACTATATTCATTGTTTGTACGAAGAATAAAACATTTAATATAAATGTCTAAGGCTTCACCTAATGTCACGTCTATAATGTCAAAATCTGTATCAACAGAATATGGTGAATTTACGTCATAAGGATAATAATAGGATTCTTTAAACCTACTTAAATCTATAAAATAATCTTTGAAGTGCTGACTTGTCACTTTAGAATATAACTGACTAAATACATTAGTTTCATTTACATAAAAACTTAACGGAAGTCTTCTTTTGTGAAATATATCGTATAATGGAAAAGAAAATAATATAAGTAAAATATATAGGCATAACAGCGTTATAAAAAAACTTTTAACCATTACTTTAAAATCTAAATTCATATCATAACCTCTATATCGCGTCAATTATAACTATTAGTATAAATACAATCATCAATAGTTCCAAACACCATATCGGCTCCGGCAGAAATAGCCTTCAAGCCAACATCTGTTAACTCTATTTTAACAGGAATACCATAGATGTCTGTTAAGTCATCCGGAGTGTTGACCCCTTCCGCTTTACATATCCATTCAAGATATCTATCCAGCTCTATAGAGTTTATCGGAAGCTCGTTTTGTATATTAGGCTGTTTCAAATCATCTTTATGCTTCAACTTCACGCCATTCCATTTTTCCGCGCTGTACTGTATGTTCACCCTGACATCAGTGTCTTGTCTGATGCTATTTATTATTGATATTTTATCTGAAACGCTTGTTGTGTAGTTTATTAGTAATTGTTTATTCTGTTCTTCCTGAGAATAGCGCTGCTTTGATGAATAATCATTTATATTCCAAAAACTTTGATGTAATTTATGCGGCTCTAAAGCAGATATAAAAGAATAATTTATTGATAATACTTCACTTGTTTCTAATTCAAGAATTTCTATGTCGGTAAAATATGTTGAAATTATTAATGGAGAATCATCAGTAAAGGGGTAGTAGTATGATTTTTTAAAAGTATGCAGCGGATAAGTATTATTATTTGATAATTCTAAGAAATCATCTGTATACATATCAATAAAATTATTTATGAGTTGCTTGCTTATTTGTTCTTTTCGCTCACTCTCTTTGTGATATTTTTGTGATATAAATAGATATAAAAACATTAAAACTATAGCCGCGAAAATACCTATTAAATTGGAAAATAACTTCTGTTTATTCATTTCACATTCCTCTATAGTTCATTTATAAAAACTTCGTCATCCTGTGTGTCAAACACCTTATCGGCTCCGGCAGAGGTGGCCTTTAACCCAACTTTTATTACTTCAAATTTTATAGATGTGCCATAAGCATCTCTAAGTTCATAAGGATTGGAAACGCCTTCAATTATACACAACCAATCCAGATATATAGATAACTCCTCTTTATTAGTCGGTAAATCTCTACTTAGCCGCGGAGTTTTAACATCTTGTTTTAATGGAAAAACTTCATCATTCCAAGTACCTTTTTTTTGAGTGTTATATAGTTCTTTCGTTTTTGGTATCATTTTTTGCCATATTTTTTCTATGATATCTTGTTTGTCAGATACTTTTAGCGTATAATTTGTTAAAAGATTTTTATTTACATCAGATTTAGGATAAAGAGGACTATAATAAGTTAATGTATAACCGGAACGTGTAACGTTAGTTATAGTATAATGAACACTGATTATATTATTAAATTCTAAGTTGATTTCATTTACCGGGTATGATTCAAAATCTCCCATTTGCGCGGCGCTGTCATACGGGTAATAATATGAATCTTTATAGGTATTTATATCAACTAATCTACCACCGAAATTTTCTTTAAAATTAATTTCATACATATATTTAAACATTTTAGCTTTCTCATATAATCTCCTTTTTTGCCGTTCTTCCAGACTTAATTGAAAAGGAAGTAGCATGACTATAAAAAGTTCTACCATAAATGTTATTGCGATAGTATTAAAAACTATTTTATTGTTTATTTTCATCATTATCTACCTATAACTAACAAAGATAAAATCATCATCTGTATCAAATTTTTGATCCGGACCGGCAGAAATAACTTTTATACCATCAACTAAAATTTTAAACTTTAATGTAGTTCCATAAATATCTTTTAAATTTTCTATTTTTTCTATACCTTCTGTTTCACAAATCCATAAAAGATAAATTTCAAGTTCAGTATCATCAACGGGTAACTCATTTTGTATTAAGGGACGTTTTATTAAAGGTTTAGGTTTTAAAATTAAAATATTATAATCATACAATTTCCATGATTTTAAACCTTGATACTCTTTTTGCAGCATTAAATCAAATCGTTTCTTTAAATCATTAAACATCTTTATTTTTTCGTTAACAGGCATAGAATAAGAGGCTAATATTATTTCATTTTGTTTAGACAAAGGTAAAACGTCATCACCTGATGATATGTAAAATTTATCTGTGATATGTTTTAGACCATCCACTTTATAACGTAAAAATAATCCCTGACTAAACGTTATTTCTACATTACTTATCACAAAATAATTACTTAAAATATTTACATCGCGATATTTAAATGGATAATAATATGAGTTTTCAAAGATCTCTAAAGGAAGTTCGTATCCGGGGTATATATCTTCTATTGTATCAACATACAAACGACTTTTTAAGTCTAAAAATTTCACACTGTTTTGTCTTTTTCTTTCTTGTATTCGTTCATAACCGGAAAAAATCCCGCTTAAAATAAATAAAGCCGCGGCGTATACTATAGTACCTATACAGATACCTATTATTACAGATCGAACCGTAACTTTATCTAACGTTCTTATTTTCATTTTACATTCCTATTAGCGTTTTTTATTTCCTTTGCAATTTTTTTAACCCAAATATTTGCCGCCGGAAAATCGGCTGAACCTCCTGTTGCTATATCATGCATATTAGGAGAATAGTTTCCTTTTGCGGCATCAAAATAAACTAAACGATAAATCTGAAAACAAAATTTAGTCTATATACTCTACCTGCAAATCATATTTTTTAGCGTGTTCATCTGCCGCGCTGTCTTTTTCAGTATAAATCACAGTATTTTTGTTAAATATTTTATGATCTATACGTTCTACAGCAGATGGTACGACAACAGTTTTTAACTTATAACTATCGTTAAATAATTTATCAGGAAGATCGGTCAATTTATTTGACAATACTACTTTTTCCAAATTTTCACAGTCAGAAAATGAAGCTTTGCCCAATCTCTCTATGGTATCAGGCATGATAACTGTTTTGATGTTTTTATTTTTAGAAAAAGCGCCGGTATCAATACCGGTTATGGTTACACCATTGACAGTATCCGGGATAGTAACGTCTTCTTCTTCTCCGATATATTTATAAATAGTATTGCCTATAACTACGTAGTCGGCAGAGCCATAAACAGTTCCGTTTTCGTCTATGACTTCACGAAGTGAAGTTGTTTCTGAAAATATACCCTCACCGACATTTTTCACACTGCTTGGTATGATGACAGTTTTAAGTACATTTCTTCCGTAAAAAGCACGGTCTCCTATTTCCTCTATGCCGTACGGCAATACTATTTTATCTATGGCGTACATATTTTTTTCTTGACGAAGCATGAGTTCTATATCGTAACTCCACTGTATATAGGATAATACAGCAAAGGCTTCTTCGCCTATAGTTTTTATTTTTTGACCGTATATGTATTCCGGTACATATACTTCGTCTTCATATAGTCTGACAGCAGATGAAAGGTCTGACCCTGCCATATCAAACTCTCTGTCATATAACACTATTTTACCGCGATATTGTTTTAAAACACCGTTTTCAACTATAAATTCACGGTGATCAATGATATTATCTTTGTCGTCGTGAATAATCTCTAAAGTTGAGAACTTATCAAAATAAGACAAAGCAAAGCCTGCCTGACCGCCTATAATGACTATCTCTTTTAATGTAAGTCCGTCAAAAGCACTTTCTCCTATAACAGTAACTGTCGGAGGAATAGTTATGCCGGAAACCTGTGTCCAAAGAGCCGGTAATAAAATGGTATCTTCTCCCATTTTAAGTTCCTGCATAGGGTTGCCAATAAAAGTATCAGCTATTTTTGTAACAGTCTTTCCATCGATTTCTGACGGTATAGTTATAAAAACGCCTTCACCAACATACTGACTGATAGTTATAGTGTTGTCATCGTTCACCATATACCGGTATTTGTTAAACTTAAACTCTTCCTGGGTGAAAACAACACTACAAACGATTGAGATAAAAACCATTATCCCTAAAATAAAAAAACTAACTTTCATAATCCTCTCCTTTATAAGGGTATCTCTGAAAACCGTGTAAACGAGGTTTTTAGAGGTGCCCATAAGTTAAATTATAACTGTTTTACAGTTATCTTCTCCTGTTCTTTTCTATATTTGCCATACAATATTTGAATTACTAAATAATATACATAATAAGGGACAACAACTGCAGGGAAAAAAATCAACATAGCTGCAACTACCCCTATACCTATAAAACTAAGTTCACTCATAATAACGCCAAATGAGAAAAATATTATTACGACTAAACAAAATCCTATAATACCAATTAATCTTTGAGTTAAATTTACATTAGATATATTATCTTTATCAAAAGTGAATTTATAATTGACATAAGATAAAACACATAATAGAATTAAAGGTATAATCATAAACATATAATATAATAACACATAAAAAATATTAGATCTCAAATAATCTTGTATCATATAAAAAATTGTTGTTGCAGTGTAAATACAGACAGCACCGATATGTATCATCAATAGATATTTAATATTACATGCTTTACGTAGCATAATTAATATGACAGGTATAATAATTATAAAACTGAATTTTACTATAAATATATAAATATTATTAGAATCAGACAATAGTTCAGATGATGAGGTAACTACTAAACTCAAAATGATTGAGACTATAATTATTACTATTGTTATTGTAGTTATTATAGATGTTAATATAGTTATTATTTTATACTCAAATTTAATTAATTTTTCAAAAGATGGTATAATAAATCTTATTACTAACAGAACAAAAAATATAGTAATAATAACATAATGAACTGATAAGTCGTAATAAAAATATTCAAATAGAGGAATATAGCTTATTGCATTGATTATCAAGCATGTTATCATGAAAAATATTGAGTACAAAAATACTAATGTAATTCTATCTATAAATTTTATATTTAACGTTTTCATTATACATTCCTCACATATTTCTACTGTTGCAGAAAAACATTTATTTCATTAAACGCGTCGTTGTGGGTCGATACAGTTTTATGATTAAGGTTTATCATTTTTTTAGACTCTGTAGCAAATTTACCCCTAACATATCCGGCTGAGTCTATACCTATTAAACCATCATGCTTAGCCGTTCCACCGTATAGTACTGTCCTCCGCGACTCTTCGTTTTTGGTTAAAAACAATTCGCGGCTCCTCAAACACGCCTACATATTAGGGAAGCCACTTAATAGAAAACTTAATGCAATAGCATATAAGAAATACGCTATTATTAGATAAATGATCACTATATTTAAAATTATATTAACTATTTTTAGTGATTTCGTTGATTTTTTAATTTTATCTATAAATTTTATATTTGATGTTTTCATTATGCATTCCTTATATATTTCTACTGTTGCAGAAAAACATTTATTTCACTAAACGCGTCATTGTGGGTCGATACAGTTTTATGATTAAGATATAATGTTTTTTTAGACTCTGTAGCAAATTTACCCATAACATATCCTGCTGACTCTATACCTATTAAACCATCGTGCTTAGTCGCTCCGGCGTATAGTGCTGTCCTTTGTGATTCTTCGCTTTTGGTAAAAATAACTCTCATATTCCTCAAATACGCTTACATATTGGAGAAGCCCTTAAATAATAATAACAAAAGAGCATGTAAGAAATACGCTATTATTAGATAAACGATCACTATATTTAAAATTATATTAATTGTTTTCAGTGATTCAGTTGATTTTTTAATTTTTTCTATAAATTTTATGTTTAACATTTTTATTACATATTCCTCAATATTTTTTAGACTCTGAGGCAAATTTACCTCTAACATAATATAATCAGTACTCTATTATTAGATAAACGATCACTTAATATTCAAAATTATATTTATTGTTTTTAGTGATTTAACTGATAATTTAATATTTATAATATATTAATTTAATATAATTTAATATAATATAATAAAGCGCAAAAATAGGGTATAAAAAAATGCGAATGCCTCCATATGGAACAAGAAACGCTATTATTATAAGTATAGCTATAACATATAATTTTATTTTTATTTTTTTTATCAGTGATTTATTTTCTCTTCTCATCCATCAGTACCCCGCAGTTATCATATTATTTATATAGTCTTCAAATGCCTCAGACAGCGCTTTGCGCTCCTCATCGGTTTTTTGCTGCCGATTAAGTTATAACTGTTTTACAGCTATTTTCTCCTGTTCTTTTTTATATTTTCCATACAGTATTTGAATTACCAAATAATATACATAATAAGGAACAACAACAAAAATAAAAAAAATAAATGTAATCATAATCGGTCCAATAGGGACCATCATTGTAGTAATAATAGCGCCGGCAAAAAACATCACTAATACGACCAAAAAAAAGCCTACCATACCAATTAATCTCTGAAGTGAAACTATATCATATGTCTTTTCTTTATCAAAAACAAGTTTACAGTTTACATAAGAAAAAATGCATAATATAATTAGAGGGATAACCATAAAACTAAAATTTTGTAGCATATACAGCAAATTATAGTCTATGATTTGCTGTATCAAATAAATAATCATTAGTGAAGTATAAATACAGATAATAGTGGTGTTTAGTATTAATAAATATTTAGTATTAATTAAATTACATAATAGAATTGATATTATCGGTGTAATAGCTATAAAAACATAACCTATAGTGCTTAGGTTAAAGAATATACCACTAAATAATAAGATAATAGTTAATATCAAAATGGCTAAAATTATAATTATAACTGTTATGGTAGATGTTAATATAGTTATTATTCTATATTCAAATTTAATTAATTTTTCAAAGGATGGTATAATAAATCTTATTACTAACAGAACAAAAAATATAATACCGGTCACATATACAACTGATAAGTCGTAATAAAAATATTCAAATAGAGGAATATAGCTTAAAACACTGAGTATCAAGCATGTTATCATAAAAAATATTGAGTATAAAAATATTAACGTAATTCTATCTATAAATTTTATATTTAACGTTTTCATTATGCATTCCTTACGTATTTTTACTGTTGCAGAAAAATATTTATTTCATTAAACGCGTGATTGTTGGTAGATACATCTCTATGATTAAGATATAATGTTTTTTTAGACTCTGCGGCAAATTTACCTCTGACATATCCTGCTGACTCTATACCTATTAAACCATCATGATTAGTCGTTCCACCGTATAGTACTGTCCTCCGCGACTCTTCGTTTTTGGTTAAAAACAATTCGCGGCTCCTCAAACACGCTTACATATTGGGGAAGCCACTAAATAAAAATTTTAACACAATAGCATAGAAACAATATGCTATTATTAGATAAACGATCACTATATTTAAAATTATATTAATTATTTTCAATGATTCAGTTGATTTTTTAATTTTTTCTATAAATTTTATATTTAACGTTTTCATTACATATTCCTCAATATTTTTTAGACTCTGAGGCAAATTTACCTCTAACATATCCGGCTGAGTTTATACCTATTAAACCATAATGCTTAGTCGCGCGTTCTCCGCGATGCTTCGCTTTTTGTCCTAAACAACTCTAATATGCCTCAAACACGCCTATAGCTGAACATATAGCCTAAGAAACACAGCAATAGGGTATAAAAAAATATATACACCTCCATATGGAACAAAAACCCCTATTATTATAAGTATAGCTATAACATATAATTTTATTTTTATTTTTTTAATTAGTGCTCTATTTTCTCTTGTCATTCATCAATACCCCGCAGTTATCATATTATTTATATAGTCTTCAAATGCCTCGGAAAGCGCGTTGCGCTCCTCATCGGTTTTTTGCTGCCGATTAAGTTACAACTGTTTTACAGCTATTTTCTCCTGTTCTTTTCTATATTTTCCATACAGTATTTGAGTTACTAAATAATATACATAATAAGGAACAACAACTGCAGGGAAAAAAATAAGTATAGAAAAATAGATCCTCAAAGATTCAAAAAAGCTTAATATAAATAAAACAACAAAAGTTAAAAAAAGTACTAATACAACCAAAAAAAGTCCTATAATACCAAGTAATCTCTGAAATGAAGCTACGCCATATGTTTTTTCAGCACTAAAAATAAGTTTACAATTTATATAAAACAGAATACAGACTAGAATCAAAGGTACAACTATTGTACAATAATACGGTATAGTATTAAACGAACCATATATCACACCAGATATTATGTCATCTTTATATAGCATTATTATTGCTGAAGTAAAAAGCCAAACAGCGCCGATGTTTATAATCAATAAATACTTAGTATTTATGAAGTTATTTAGTATAATAATTATTATAGGTATAATAATTATAAAAATATAATATATCGTAACTATATAAAATGATAGATTAGATACTAAAAGAAATAATAGCATCAATAAACCGGCTAAAACCATAATTATTACTATTACTATTGTAGCTGCCTTTGATGTTAATATAGTTACTGCTCTATACTCAAGCTTCTCCACTTTTTCAATCGATAATTTAGTAAATCTTATCACTAACCAACTCAAGAACAAAATACCAACAATAATATATACTATTGGTAAAGTGTCTTCTGCTAACTCCATATAATCACTTAAAATACGTAGTATCAAGCATGTTATCATAAAAAATATTGAGTACAAAAATACTAATGTCATTCTATCTATACATTTTATATTTAACTTTTTCATTACAGACTCCTTTTTCTACTGTTGCAGAAAAATATTTATTTCATTGAACGCGTCGTTGTGGGTCGAAACATCTCTATGATTAAGGTTTATCATTTTTTTAGACTCTGTAGCAAATTTACCCCTAACATATCCTGCTCCTCAAACACGCCTACATATTAGGGAAGCCACTTAACATAAAACTTAATGCAATAGCATATAAGAAATACGTTATTATTAGATAAATGATCACTATATTTAAAATTATATTAACTATTTTTAGTGATTTCGTTGATTTTTTTATTTTATCTATAAATTTTATATTTGATATTTTCATTATGCATTCCTTATATATTTCTACTGTTGCAGATAAACATTTATTTCACTAAACGCGTCATTGTGGGTAGATACAGTTTTATGATTAAGATATAATGTTTTTTTAGACTCTGAGGCAAATTTACCTCTGACATATCCGGCTGAGTTTATACCTATTAAACCATAATGCTTAGTAGCTCCGGCGTATAGTGCTGTCCTTTGTGATTCTTCGCTTTTGGTAAAAATAACTCTCATATGCCTCAAACACGCCTATAGCGGACATCTTTTATCCATATACACCCATCATAAAAAAAATGCAAAAATAGGTTGTAAAAAAATTTTATGCCTCCATATGGAACAAAAACCCCTATTATTATAAGTATAGCTATAACATATAATTTTATTTTTATTTTTTTTATCAGTGCTCTATTTTCTCTTTTCAT